GACATAAATTTTTCAACCTCTTGCCTAAACAACTCCCTAAATTCTAATAATAGTGCTTCTTTAAACTCTGTTAGTATTTTTTCAACTTCACTCATCTTTTCTCCTTATCATAAAAATGCAATAGTAGAACTGCATAATGTATTATTTTTAACAAATCTTTTCTTGGCGTTCCTTTTCTATCATATCGTGAAGCATACTTTAAAATATTGCTTCTGCAAAAAGCTTTTGCATCACCACATGATTCTATAAAGTCTAATGTTTGGACATCACCTTCGCTATAATGCTCACCATAGGTTTTACCTATATATTTTCTTACTTCTTGTAAAATGTCGAGTTCATTGTATTTCATAGTTTTTATTATATATTATTTTCCGGGACACTATCCCAATCAATCCAATCATCTTCTACTTGTTTTGTTGGAACTTGCAGGTCTGTCTTAGTTGCCCAAGAAGGGTTTAATAGCTCCATATCAACTTCTAAGGGTATATCTAAAGAGTTATTCATAAGAAGTTCTTTTATCTTATGCGGCACATCTTCAAACTCTGATTCATGTATTTCACATATTATCTCATCGTGTACTTGTAATAGTAGATTGCTTTTCTTGTCATCTAAATATTTATCTACCTC